TGCATGTTCACAAAAAATTGCGCCAATTGAACATTTGTGATAAGTAAAAGTTCAGCGAAAGTTCAAAAAGTTCAAAGCCAAAATCAAGGAGCGTCCAATGCCGAGAGGCGGTTACAGACCAGGATCGGGGCCGGCCAAGGGAACCAAGTACAAGCCACGCGCCAAGAAGGCCGCCAAGGCACCCACCAAGAAGTCCGCAGCCAAAAAGAAGACCACGGCCAACATCGAGGCCGCCGACCAATACATCAAGGAGGGCCAGAAGACCCCGCTTGAATACATGCTGTCCGTCATCAACGATAAAAAAGCGTCCGACGACCGCCGCGACCGCATGGCCCAGGTGGCGGCCGCCTATGTCCACCCGCGCCTGGCCGAGCAGCGAGGCAAGAAGGACGACCGGAAGGACCGGGCCAAGGCCGCCGGCAAGGGTAAATTTGCGGCTGCGGCTCCTCCCAAGCTTAAAGCTGTCAACGGTGGGAAATGATGGAATGGACCGAAGAAAAACCTGAGCAAGATGGATGGTATTGGGCGTACATGCAAAGATCATTGGGTGATCCATATCTAACTATTATTTATATACGAATAAGGGACGATGGGTTCATAATTAACGATGGAATGTATTATGGGGGGTGTGAAAAACCTAAATACATAAAAATGCTTATGGGGCCGCTGGATACGCCGGAGCCCCCCAAACTTAAGGCGGTTAAATGATGAAGTTAAAGCAGCATCTAAAAAACTGGTGGGCGGAAAATAGGATCGCGTTCATGCTTGGATTTTACCTTGGCGGCGCCATGGGTGGAACCATGAGTATATTGATATTCGTTGTTCTGAGATGAGGCACCCAATGGACAAAAGGACCATCGAAGGTATCAGGGAATATTACGATATTCCGGAGCCATTTCCAGACGAAATGATTGAAGACGTTTTTTCTGGATCGTTTGGCGAGGCCATTGTCAATCTAACAAATGCAAAGCGAGACTTTATAAAAGCGCTCAGGGGCACAGCATTCTGCAAAATTATAAACACGATGACCAGCTCATGGTGTTTTAACCCCAAAAAACGGAGCAAATCAAATGGCACAAAACCTACCAATGCCGGGCCAACAGCCAGTAAAAGTTAACCTGGCCACAATGCCGGACATCACCTGCGGGGCCATACCGGCGGACCAGGCCTATGGAGCGTCACCGATCGGCGGCGAGGACTGCCAGTCAACAGAATTCACGAAGGTTTTCATGTTCAAGAAGATCAGCGCCTTGGTGAGCCCGACCGGCCGTGAGCAGGTCATCCAACTCGAGGTTCTCAAGTGCCTGAAATGCGGCGCCGTCAAGGTTTTGAAGGTTTAAATGGACTGGAACACCAGCTGCCCGGATTGGGAGCGCCGCATAGTCGCTGGCGAGAGCCTGATCCCCATACCGCCATTGTTTCCAAGCGAAGCGCAGTCAGCCCTGGACGTGTTCAACGAGTTGCGCCTTGTGGACGTGCTGGGCCAGCCGACCATGGGCCAGGCGTGCCGGCCATGGGTATTCGATTTTGTCAGCTCAATTTTCGGAGCCTATGATCCGGACACCGGCCGGCGGATGATCAATGAGTTTTTCCTCCTTATCGCCAAAAAAAACAGCAAATCGACGACCGCGGCCTGCATAATGCTGACCGCCCTTATCCGGAATTGGAGAAGCTCCGCCGAATTCATTATCCTGGCGCCCACAGTCGAAGTCGCCAACAATTCATTCTTTCCGGCCCGTGACGCAATCCGGGCAGACGAAGAGCTTTCTGACCTGCTGCACATCCAGGACCACTACAGGCAGATCACCCACCGCGGCAACGGCGCCATATTAAAGATCATCGCCGCCGACAATGAGGCCGTATCCGGTAAAAAGGCGACCGGAGTGCTCATCGATGAGGCGTGGCTGTTCGGCAAAAAGAACAACGCCGAGAACATGCTTCGGGAGGCGACAGGCGGACTGGCAAGCCGTCCGGAGGGGTTCGTCATCTGGCTGTCAACCCAATCCGATGAGGCGCCGGCCGGCGTGTTCAAGCAAAAGCTGGACTATGCCCGGAGCGTTAGAGATGGCAGGATCGATGACAACTGCCTGATGCCGGTGATTTACGAGTTTCCGGAGAAAATCCTGAAGGCAAAAGGTCATCTTGATCCCAAAAACTTCTACATCACCAATCCCAACATGGGCGCGTCGGTCGATGAAAAGTTCATCCTGCGCGAGCTGAAAAAGGCGCAGGAGGCCGGAGAGGAGTCGATGTGCGGTTTCCTGGCCAAGCACCTGAACGTCGAAATGGGTCTGGCCCTGAAGTCAAAACGCTGGGCCGGGGCCGATTTCTGGCAGGATGCCGCCGGAAAAGTGACCCTTGCGATGATTTTGGAGCGCTGCGAGGTCATCGTGGCCGGGATAGACGGCGGCGGCCTGGACGACCTTCTCGGGCTTGCCGTGCTCGGCCGTGAGGCGGAGTCCGGGAACTGGTTGCTGTGGGTCAAGGCCTGGGCTCACAAGATAGCGCTTGAACGCCGCAAATCAGAGGCCCCAAAGTACCGTGATTTCGAAAAAATAGGAGATTTGTCCATCGTTGAAGAGATCGGAATCGACATTGATGAGGCCGGCGATATCATCGGCCGGTGCGAAGAGACCGGTCTACTCGACCGCATCGGGGTTGACCCTTCCGGAATAGGTGACATCGTTGATGACCTTGTTCTGAACCACGACATAGAGCACGAGCGGATAGTCGGAATACCGCAGGGCTGGCGCCTGAACGGGGCTATCAAGACCACTGAACGCCGGGTGGCCGAGAAGACCCTGATCCATGGCGGCCAGGCAATTATGGACTGGTGCGTCGGAAATGCCCGGGTTGAGCCCCGTGGAAACGCCATTTTGATCACGAAGCAGGCATCCGGGACCGGTAAGATCGACCCACTGATGGCCACATTTAACGCTGTGGCCCTGATGGCCATGAACCCTGATGCACGCATAAACAGGTCGGCCTATGACGGCCTGACATCGGAGCAAATCAAAGAAAGGATGGCCCTATGATGGGTAAAAAAGAACCGAACAAAAATGAGGGAAGATCGGCGCATAGGTCACCATCCGCAAATTATTGGAATTTTAATGGAGGCCGCTGCTATGTTTATTCAAACATCCGAGATTTTCTATGCAAGATGGGATTCGAGGCGCAGTCTGCTGTCGATATATCCGAAAAAGTCGTTAAATTGGCGGATGACCTTGGAAGTTTCAACAATGCCTCTGATCCGTCGTTGTGGCCAACAATAGAATCGCCAAGCCAAGGGGATGCTTCTGACGGACCACCAATCCCGGGCGATTCAGTACATATCCGATTTGTGAGCGATGAGACTTTCCACAAGTCTGTAATTCCATGCGATGGGCGGACAGCAACTTGCAACCCAGATGATCAGGACGGAATGCCGAAGGGGTTCGTTCGGCTTCCGGGGCCGGAGCAATCGAAGCTCAGCGTCTACCGAATGACCTATTATTGCCATGAATGCGGATTTTTTACCCCGCCGCACACCATTTTTCTGCCGGAGTGCTGCCCCGGTTGCGGTGAGGTGGAAGGATGGACAAAAACTGCTGGGCGGTTTCGATATATCATAGAAACGATCGGGCGCTGGCCGTTCAGGACAAGTAGGATCAAATACTTGGAATTCATACCAAAATAAAATACCGGAGGGCACCACCATGACGCGAGGAGCACCCAACCCAAATCCGAAGCCGGCGCAAAGATCCACATCACGCGGATACAATATCAACGATGATGATCCTATCCTCATGTACGCCCTGAATAAGGCGTTCGGAGTCAAACCAGGATATCGTCTATTGGTGGTTCAGCCATCAATCGAAACAGTAAGGGTGCCGATATTTGATACCAGCCGAAAATTCGACTTGTCAGAAGAAGGATGGGTGGACGAGTCTGGATATGATATCCGCATGAGACCGGTTCCGAACAGCGACATAAGATTTGGTTACGATGAGCGCGAAAACACTATTTATATTTCACGGGGCAACAAAAAAACCACACCATAAAAGCAGACTTGCGGAGGGAACCACCATGGCACGACCGAAAGGCAGAAAAAAACAAGAACCGGAAACCTTCAGCCCGGATCCTCCCGATGAGGGGCCGGCCGGCGAAGCTCCCCCGCCACCACCAACGCCGAAATCGGCCGAAGATCCGCCCGCAACCGTCGACAATTACGGCCTGCCGAACAAAGAGCTGTTCCGGATTGACGAAGTTGCGCAATATTTCGGCGTCTCGGAGCGCTGCATCCGTCTTTGGATCGAGCATGGACATTTGAAACGGGAAAAGATTGTCGGCATCGCCAGGGTACCAAGGGCCTCTATTATTGCATGCAGGTTCAATAAAAAGGCGTAAAACTGCCTAAGTTTTCACCGTATTTCACATGGTTTCACGCAAAAAATCAAATCTGGTTTACATCCGCATAAATATTCTTTGATAATCGCCACATTGGGTGCGCCCTAACCTTGATGTGGTGGTTTAATTTGGGATTTATTCAAAAGTTTCGCCGATTTTTCAATCTCGGCCTCAGCGATCCAAAAGCATGGAACACGAGTTTATGGAATCCATATGGCGCCGGAACTGAGGCGGGCGAAAACGTCAACGAACAAACAGCCCTCACCTACAGCGCGTTTTTCTGCGCAGTAAACCTGATCTCCGGAACAATCGGATCATTGCCCTGCCACTTGATGCAGCGCGAAGGACGCGGCAGTCGGATCGCATCCGACAAGCCGCTTTATCGCGTCATGCACGATCGCTGGAACCCATTCATCACCGCCAAAACCGGCCGCCAGACCATAGAGGCGCACCGCTTGACCTGGGGAAACGGTTACGCTGAGATAGTCCGCAACGCCTATGGTGATGTGGTCGAGCTGTGGCCGATTGCGCCGAACCGCGTTCAGAATATCCGGATGGTTGATAACGATCTGGTTTACGAGATCAACGTGGACAGTGAAATTGTTTATCTGCCACGCAAGCAGGTCCTGCACATCCACGGACTCGGTTTTGACGGGTTCGCTGGGTATTCCGTGGTCCAGATGGCCCGAAAAACCATCGGCCTTGGCAAGGCGATGGAGACCTTCGGTGCCAATTTGTTCAGCCAGGGGATCAACCCGGGTGCCATCATAAAGCACCCGAACGTCTTGAAAGATCCGAAATCAATGCGGAAGGCCCTGGCCGAGTCCTATGCCGGACTTGGGAAAACCCATAGGCTTATGCTGCTTGAGGACGGCATGGACTTCGAGCGGGTCGGTATCCCGCCGGAAGACAGCCAGTTTTTAGAGTCCAGGCAGTTCCAGATCCCAGAAGTTGCACGATGGTTCAATTTGCCGCCTCATAAATTGCGCGATCTGACCAAATCCTCTTTCAATAATATCGAGTCGGAGCAGATCAGCTTCGTCACTGACGCAATACTGCCATGGCTGATCGATAACGAGCAGGAATACCACCTGCAGATCCTCAACAATCGCCAGCGCTACCAGGAAAACCTCTACTATCACCACATCGTGGAGGGCCTGCTGCGCGCAGATGCCAAATCCAGGGCCGAATATTACCAGATTATGAAGCGCAATTCCATCATGACGCCCAACGAGATCCGCGGGAAGGAAGACTTGAACCCGCATTCGGACCCGTCGGCTGACGAGCTGTGGAGCGAGGCGAATGTCCTGCCCATGAGCAGGCTCGCCCAGGCGCAGGCCGCCGCACCGCCGGCAATACCGCAAGCAACGCAAAATAAACTCATTGAATTAAAAAAGCAGCAGGGGTGACTATGCTAATCGCCAGAAAAATATCAATCCGGTCCAGGTCGAATAAAAGCGAAATTCAAAACAAGGCCAACGAGGCCACGGTTTACCTGTATGGAGACATCGGCGGGTGGTTCGGTGTTGACCACCAGCAATGGGTAAAGGACTTCAACGCTATCGACGCCGGGACCATCCACCTGCGCATCGACTCCCAGGGCGGGGATGTGTTCGCGGCCCGGGCCATGCAGACAGCCATCAAACAGCACAAGGCCAAGGTGATTGCGCATATTGACGGCCTGGCCGCCTCTGCCGCCTCTTTTCTGGCAATGGGTGCCGACTCCATCGAGATGGTCGACGGCGGGTTCATCATGGTCCACAAGGCCATGTCAGGTATCGACATCTTCGGATATTTCAATGAGGACGACTTGTTGCAGGTGGTCAACGACCTCAACAAAGAGATATCCCTGCATGGCAAGATCAACGAATCCATCGCCGCTGATTATGCCAAAAAGAGCGGCAAGACCGTTGCCGAAGCGGCCGGCTGGATGGACCAAGAGACATGGTTCACGGCCGCCGAGGCAAAGGCTGCCGGCCTCATCGATGCGATCTATGACGGGGAACCGGTTACGGGCAGCTATGACCTGACCATTTTCGACCACGCCCCCGAAGCCCTCGAGAAAAGAAACTCCAATTTTTCCAAACGAAACATTGAAAAAGCCCTGCGGGACGCCGGGTTGTCCAATAAAGAGGCGAAAAAGATCCTTTCGGAAGGATTCAAGAACGATGTTCGAGACGAACAGCCGGACGAGAACCATGCCGAAACCGACGACCAACGCGACGTTGCACCGCCGGCGAAAAAGGACACTGTTGCCGAGCTGCTGACCCGGGCCGAGATGTTGGCCCCATCAACCAATTAGAGAAGGGAACCAAATACCATGAAAACGATTACCCAATACCGGGAAGATATCAACAACCTGATGAAAAAGGTTGCCGATATCGATGCACAATGCGTGAACGAGTCCCGCGAGCCTACCGAAGATGAACTGTTGCTCAAGGGGCAGATGCTCGACACCGTTGAGGACCTGAAAAGGACCGTTGATGTAATGGAGCGTCAAGAGCGCATCCAGAAAAGCCTGGAAGGTCCGCAGAACAGACCCGCTACCATGCAGACGGGCGACAAGGAAAAAGGCCACAACATCGACATGACCGACTCCCGAAGCAAGGACAAGTTCGGCTCCCTGGGAGAGCAAATCGCCGCCGTTATCAAGGCCGGCAGCCCCGGTGGGCATGCCGACCCGCGCCTTTTTAACGCCGCATCGGGCCTGAATGAGACCGTGCCCAGCGAGGGCGGGTTTATGGTTCAGCAGGATTTCGCCGTCCGCATGTTCCAGGAACTATTCGACAACAACCTGGTGGCCTCCCGATGTGACCGGACACCCATTTCCGGCAACTCCAACGGTTTGGTGCTTAACGGCTTCGACGAGACCTCTCGGGCATCCAGTACCGCCGGCGGAATCATCATCTACATGGCCGACGAAGCCGGCGAAAAAACAGCCAGCAAGCCGAAATTTCGGCGTGTTGAGCTGGCCCTGAAAAAGATGATCGGCCTATGCTACCTGACCGATGAGCTCATGATGGACGCTCCGGCCATGGAATCCAGAGTGCAAGCCGCATTCCGCAGCGGGTTTGATCAAAAGCTGCAAGACCAGATCATCAACGGAACCGGTGCTGGCCAGCTGCTTGGCATCATGAACGCAGGCTCGCTTGTGACTGTCGATGCGGAAAACGGGCAGCAGGCTGGGACGATCCTGATCCAAAACATCGTCAACATGTATTCGCGCCGGTTCGCGTCTCAGACCAGCAATTACATCTGGCTTTACAACCAGACCATTGAACCCCAGCTAATCCCGATGACCCTTGATGTCGGTACCGGCGGTGTCCCGGTATTCATCCCGCCCGGTGGTTTCGCCAATACGCCCGAAGCTCGCATATTGGGCTTGCCGGCATTCGCCATCGAACAATGCCAAGCACTCGGCACTAAGGGCGATATCATTCTTGCCAACTTCCGCGACGGCTACATTCTGGGGGAGAAGGGTGGATTACAGCAAGACATGAGCATTCATGTCCGGTTCGTTTATGATGAGAGCGTTCTGCGCTTTGTCCTGCGGATCGATGGGCAACCCTGGCGGGCCAGCGCATTGACCCCGATGCATGGTGGGGCCAGCGCAACGCAGAGCCATTTCATCACCACGGAAAGCCGCTGATAACCGACAAACAGCCTTTTAGGCAAGAAGAAGGAGAATATCCATGGACCCCAAAATGTTGCACTGCGCGGTTGTAGCCAGCGACATTGATTTGAATTCCGCTGCTGCAAACGCATGTGATTCCATCAATATGGCCGGATATCATCGATGCCGGTTCATTGTGAACTTTCAGACCCTCGGTGGTGCTGCCAACTATGTCCTGCTTTATAGCGGGGCAACCGATGGCGCCACCACTTCGGCATTGACCTTCCGATACGGATTCGGTGGCGCGGCTTATGGTTCGGCGAATGCCGACGTTGTGTCAACCTGGGCGACCTCGGCCAACCTGGCCATCGCCCACGCGACCTATGACAATTACATGCTGATTATCGACATCGATGCCGCTGCCATGGACCTGGCCAACAACGAAGAGTGGCTGACACTGGTCTTCGCTGATACGGATGGCGGCGCCACCGGCAACGTTTCTGTCGTTGCGCTACTGCAGCAGCGATATGCCGGCGAGCAGAGCGTCACCTGTTTCAGCTAAACCCATGACGGGGGCCATCGCGGCCCCCTAAGAGGAGAATAGTCCAATGATGCTACATCCCGAAGACCTCGCGGCCATCAAAGAAATTGTCAAAGAGGCCGTCAAAGAGGAAATAGCCAAAGCGGGTGAGGGTAAAGAAGCTCCCGCGAAGAAGGGAGGCAAGTGATGCCGTCTTATCAGCCTTCAACTCAGGCAATGATTGGTTATATCGGCGGAGGTATGCGGGTCGAGACCAGCACCTTGGCGAATGCGACTTATTTGCTGGGAGCCGGTGGAACCCAAACCGAACTTTTCAACGTGGTTGGGCGCGTTCTCGTCCTGCAGCTCTACGTTGAATTGATCACCGCCGCGTCTGCGCATGCCACGACTTTGCAATTCAACTGCACCTTCACGACCCCGGTCATCGGCCTGAATGCAATGGGCGCGGCCAGCGCCGCGATAACATCGAAGGGCCAGGGCCAGCGGATTGTGCATGTCGGTGGCGCTGTTGCCACAGCCGCAGTCATCACTGATTCCGCCGGACTGTCCGACGTGACCTGTGTGACACCGCATATCGTTGGCGGCCATGGCTTCGTCGGGACCGTCGGAATTGCGGCGGCCGCGGCCGACCAAGCAAGCGGCACCTTCCGGGCGGTGATGCATTATCTGCCCTATTCGGACGGCGCCTATGCAGAGGCCGCCCTGTAACCAACTGGGACCCTTCGGGGTCCCACAACCACCGGTGTAGTATGAAAATAGTTTCGGCAGTAGCGCCCACAATTGAGCCCATTTCTCTGGCGGAGTTCAAGCTCCACCTCCGGGCGGACTCTGGCACGTTTGCGGACAATATCAGCGAGGAGCAAAGCCTGGCCCCGGGCAACTATGCCGTTGCTGCCGACTACACAACGCATGTCGGATCATCCATCGGCGTGGCCGGGTATTCGGTGCTGGTTCAACTCAACTCCGGAACGAATAGTGCCGGCGCCACGGTGGACTGCAAGATCCAAGAGAGCGACGACGATGCGGCATGGTCCGATTGGGACGGCGGGGCCTTCACGCAGGTAACGACCGTCAATGACAACGCGATCCAGGAGATCGAATACACCGGCACAAAGGCCTATGTTCGCACCGTCGCCAAGGTTCTGGTGGATACCTGCGACTTCGGCACGACGGTAATATTGATCTCCGCAACGACCAGCGAAGACAGCTTGCTGAACAACGACATCCAGGCGGCCCGGGAACATATAGAGGATATCACCAGGCGCGCCCTGCTGACCCAGACGTGGGACTATTATCTTCCGGCGTTCCCATACGAGAACAGTTTCAAGGTCCCGTTTGGCAATTTGCAATCTGTGACCCACATAAAATACACCGACAGCGACGGCGATCAGACGACGATGACCGCTGGCACCGATTACATCGTGGAGACCAATGGCGAGTATTGTGGCCGGATTGTGCTGCCATACGGTGGCACCTGGCCGTCTTTCACCGCCTACCCGAGCAACCCGATTGTTGTGCGCTTCGTCGCCGGGTGGACTGCGGCCGCCAGCATCCCATATAAGATCCGGGCGACGTGTCTACTGATTGCCGCAGGACTTTATGGTAATCGAGAAGGCTATTTTCAGAACGCGTTCCAGCTGCGAACGAGCACCATTATCGGCGATATGTTGGCAACATATAGGCTCTGGGATGAATTCATATGATAGAGGCCGGAAAATTAAACCATCGGCTCACCTTCCAGCGGCCGGTGCAATCCAGCGACGGCCTGGGCGCCGGCGGCACCATCACCTGGACGGACGCCATGACGGTGTGGGCGGAGCGGTGGTCGATAAAATCAAGCGAGCGCGTGGAGGCGGCCCGGGCGAAACAGAATACCATCTACCGGTGGCATGTCCGGTACAACCCCGGAATTATCCCGTCGATGCGGATCAAGTGGGTTGACCATGGCCGCACCCATTATCAGGAGGTCCTGACCGTCAACCCGCTCAATAATGGAAACGTTGAGATGGAAGTCTTCGCGGAGGAAAAAATCTAATGCCAGAGAAGCTATATGTAAAACTTGATGCCACCGATTTCGTTAAACATATCCACGAAGCCTTAGATCAGGTTAAATCTGAAATTAACGCAGAACACCGGAAATGGTCGACATTAATGAAAGCAAAATCGCGGTCGCGGTACATAGACGATAAATCTGAATTCGTTGACAGCCTCATAGACACATTGGGATTGGATCCGGCCGGCCTTAGAGGTTTTACCCTACATTGCCAGGTCGATCAGCCCGTCATTGTCGAGTGCGAGCGATATGCCAAGGTAGGGGAAGAAGAAATAATCAAAGAAAAATTCAAGCTGGTGAAAATCTGATGGCGCTGACCCGAGTATATGTCGAATTCGACCCCCGCAATTATCTAAAAGAGGTCAAAGACGCTCTTGACCGGGTGCTCGAAGAGGGGGCGCAGCAGACGGCCGAGGACGCCAAACGGAACTTGGAGCGCTGGGCGCCGGGGTCAACCGGGACGCTTGCCAGCCAGATCGAGGTTAAAAAGAGCAAGTTTGAAGATGGCGGGTGGCTGGTTGAGGCCCAGGGAACCGGCAACTATGATGTTGTTCAAAGAAAAACCCCTGTCTTGCGATTGAGCCCCAATAAAAAAAGCTATCATTTGCTGACAACGAGAAACCGATTCTATGCGAGCTTCGTCGAATTGGGAACCAGAAAAATGGAGGGGCTGGAATATCTTCGCAAGGCATTAAAGCGCAACCGATACCGCATCAAGAAGTTGTTGCTGCGCGATTTTGAGGGACTGACGATATGAACAGCAACGTATTTAAGGCGATCGTTACGCTTTTCCAGACGACGAACAGCTTTAACACGGCCACGAACGGACGGCTTGAATACGGTCGGGCCCAGGACATATGGACCGACAACTTCGCAACCGTTCAGGGATTGACGGCGGATCCAAGCGATTGCTTCCGACAGGCAAAGGACGATGTGTCCTTCCAGGTCAATGTCTTTTCATCCACCCGGGCGGGGTGCTGGGACCTTTTGAGCAAATGCGTGGCCCTGTTTGACAAGACGGAGCTTACCATCACCGGCCACTACCCGGCGATGATCAGGCGGCAAAATCAGGTGCTGCCGATATGGAACGAAGGCGATAATCTGTACCAGGCAACAGCCGAATTCAACATACGAGTGCAAGCAACATAAGGAGGAAAAGTCATGTCATTGTCATTTCAGGAGGCCACAAACTGTGCTGTTGTTATGGACTATAATCCCACAACGCACACCGGCACCATCGTGTCCGGTCTCAATTCGCTCAGCCTTCCGGGGTCAACCCGAGCCGAAATCGAGGTCAAGGAGTTCCGGCAGACATCCCGCAAGTTTGCCGGATCCGCCAGCCGGAACAATATCGAATTCAGCGGGAACGCTGTTTTCGATGATACCGGCCAGATCAAGCTCAAAACCCTTTACGATGCAAACACCAAATTTGGCCCGGTTGGCCATGCGAATGGAGAGTGTCGCATCTACATGAACAACAACGGCACCTTCTTGAACTCCGATTTCGTCGCCCCGGATTCGATCAACGATACCGATACGGCATTCCAGGTTGCCGCCTATGACTATGGGTCTGTCGATGTCGATGGCGTATTCCCCTTTACCTCCGGGTTCCTCTGCAACGGTCTGACGGCGATCTTCTCGGCACACATCACCGGGACCGGCATCGCTTTTGTGGATTCCGACCCGGACACCATCACCGACTCTGGTAATGGATTTGTAACCGCCGGATTCACAGATGGGATGACCATCATCGTTGAGGGCACCGTGAGCAACGACGGTATTTATCTTGTCGACTCGGTGGCGGCCGGGACCTTGACGCTTACCACGGCAATGTCATTGGCGGCTGAGGGAGCGGGAACTTCATTCACGATTCACGGCGGAAAGTAGGGCCGGCCGCCACAGGCCCCCGTCGTTTGCTCCGGCGGCGGGGGCCTTAAACCCAACGGAGCACAGGAGCGAAACAATCATGCCGGTAATTAAAGAGAACGACAGACGATGGTTCGACATCCCAGATGACCCCGAGGGCGGAGCGGTAGAGGTGATGCACCTGGGCAAAAACGAGATCGCAGACATCGTGAGCGGGTGCCAGATCACCAGGACGTTTTTCCGCAACGGAGAGCAGGAGACTGTCACCGAATCAACGAAGCGATACGATATCGCGCTGATATCCGCATCGGTAAAAAACTGGCGCGGGTTCCGGGCGGCCGACGGCGCCGAGATGAAGTGCACCAAAGAGAACATCGCCAAGTGGTGCCAACAGGACTGGTTTCCGGAGTTCATCGACGATTGCCGAATGAAACTGAAGGAGGCTTTTGACGCCACGGAGAAGGATGCGGAAAAAAACTGACCGACCTTGCAGAATGGTCCGCAGCGGTAAACCGGAAAGGCTGCCAGGAATGCAAGGCGTTTTACAAAATAGGACCGTGGGACAGTCCAAAATTAAGAGCCAAGAAGCTGAAAGGCCCCCCCTGCGATGAATGTTTCCCCGGAGTTCACCCCAATAATGCACAGACCTATTCTGTCTATTTGCGATGCAGCGGCCAATGGCTGGTTGATTCAATGGGGGGGCTTGTCTGTATCCGGGCGGAAGCCGTGGAGGTCGCCATGCGCATGTGCGGTGTAAATGCTGCCGAACAATTGACGGTCTATGATGGCATTATGAAGATGGCCGACATCATTATCGGGTTGCGGCAAAAGAAGGCGGAGCACGACCGCAAGGAGAAAGCACCAAATGCCTAAAGTCGGATCCGCATATGTCGAAATTCGCGCCAAGCTCGATGCGCTGCGCAAGGACCTGAAGCTGTCCGAAAAGCTTCTCAAGAGCTCGTCAGACAGCTTTCAGAAGACCATAGGGGCGATCAGCTTCAGCAAGATCGCCCTGGGCGCCACGGCCTTTGCTGGCACATTTGGATTTGCCATGAAGCAGTCGATTGACGCGGCGAGTTCTCTGCAGGAAGCAACCCAGAAGTTCGGCGTGGTGTTCAAAGACCAAATTGATGTAGCCAACAAATTTGCCAAGGAGCTCGTTGACGGATACAATTTAAGCACCAGGGAAGCACGGCAATTTTTGGCGAGCATTCAGGACCTGCTTGTCCCAATGGGGCTGAATTCTAAAGCCGCAGCCAATTTATCTGGTGAAATCGTTAAGCTATCAGCAGACATCGGTAGTTTTCAAGACAAACCGACCGCAAAGGTTCTGGACGATATTCAATCTGCACTATCCGGCAACTACGAGACGATGAAAAAATATGGGGTCGTCTTAAATGTCGCCGCAGTTCAGCAAGAGGCCCTCAACTCAGGGCTGGCAAGATCGAAAGATGAAATAAGCGTCGCCGACAAAGCACAGGCCGCATTCAATCTAATCGTCAAGGGAACGCAGGCTGCCGTTGGAGATACCGCGCGATCCATGGGCACCTATGCCTATGAAGTGAGGCGGTTCAAGGCCGGCGTCGAAGACCTGAAGGCGGCCGTAGGGCAGGCCCTATTGCCAGAGCTTGCCAAGGCGATGAAAAGAATAACGGATGGAATAAAGGGAGAGGAGTTCCAGCAAGGGGTCAAGAAATTCGCAAGCGGATTACGTGATGCAGCCGAGGGCGCCAAGTCTTTGATCGAGACGATATCCAAGGTACCGCCCGAGGTATGGAGAGCTATAGGTGGTCTGGTGATAGGCGGAAAGCTCGGAGGCCCTATCGGTGCGGCAGCCGGAGCCCTGGCGGCGAATAGCCCGCAAGCAAGTTTGATGAAATCTATCCAAAGAGAGGCCGAGTTAGAAGCAAGGTCAACTCCGGGCGGTAAAACTTTCACCGGTAAAATCGATGCCAATACACCAGGGTTCGATAAATATTCTGGGCAGACAGATCTATTGGCACCGGTCACCAAGGATCAACTTCCGTCAGGACCCAACCAGGAGCAGGTCGACACCTATGCACAGCTGGCCGCGCTACAAAAGCAGATTATTGAAGATGCGAAAAATACTGAGCTAAACCCGCTCACGTTTGCCAGCTTGAAAACCGATAAAGAGCAACTGGATTATCAGGACCAGTACAATAGATATCAGGATTTCATCGACGAGAGACTTGCCCAGCAAGAAGAATACTCCCGGAACAGTTTCGATATCGAAGCGGCTTTGATATCGTCCATCATAGACGCGAACAAGCAGAAGAACGATTATATCCGCGACCTTGACCGGCAGGCGCTGAAGAAGGCGACCAGCGATGCAGAATATGCCCTGGACATCTATGCCAAGAACAATGAGACGGCATTCAAGGTGCAAAAGGCATATCGGTTGTCAGAGGCCACCATATCCGGCATCTCGGCCGCCGTGGCCGCCTGGAACGCTGGCATGAGCGTGGGCGGTCCCTACGCGCCTGCGATTGCTGCGGCCTATACAGCGGCATCGATCGCAGCGACGGCCGCGCAGATCAGCGCGATCGCGTCCACCCAATATGGCGGTGGCGGTCGGCAACCCGGGGTAAGCGCGGGTGGTGGTTCTGGGATATCATACCCAACGGATCTGAATAGCATCTCAAACACCAGGACCGGGCGGGATGTCAACGCCCAGCAGCAGCAGGCAAGCCAGACGGTCATCAATATCAACAGCCCATTGAACGACAAGGAGACTGCTGATTATGTCATCGGCATAATAAACGACGCGGCGGATGAGCGGGATGTCACAATCAAGTACGCCGGGCAGGCCGGGGGGCTGATATGACGGCGCGCATAACCTGGAACGGAAACAATATAGATTTTATTCTGGACGATGATGGGACCATCCAGAACACCATGAAGAAAGACAACGTCAATGAGGCGATGAGCGGCGCCGTTGAAACGGTCACCCTATTCAAGCGTGGCCAGATAAACTGCGGCGGGTTCTTTAGCGAGGATGATTACATCTATCTTTGGCTTGCATGGTGGCAATGGGCGAGCAGCGGCAAGACTTTTTCTTTTGCCTCTGATTCGTCCAACACGGCATCAACGACGCTGGACGGGGCGGCGGCATCCGGGCAGAAAGTAATCCCGCTCACGAGTACCAGCGGGCTTGCAGTGGGCGATAACTGCTTTGTCAAGGCGGCGGATAATCTGTATGAGGCCGAGGGCATCAAGATCGCCTCCATAAGCGCCGGGGTTTCGGTGACAGCCGAGAGTAATCTGTTGAACTCATACGCAAGCGGCGATACGTTCAAGCATTACGGATACTGGCCATCCGTCAGGACGACCATCAAAAACTTTACCCCCAGGCGGACAGGTATAGAGGAGTCTGACAGCGATTATTATTACCGGTATAATTTCTCCTTCGAGGAGCTCATCTAATGCTCACCACAAACGCCAGCTTCGATGCATACCATTCAGAGGCGACAAAGACGCCGATGTACCTGGTCAAGTTCGCTGGTGTTTCAACGCACTTCTGCAACCTGCCGCCCACAAGCCCCACCGGGACCCTGAAGCAGTATCTCGTCAACATCAGCGGCGGAGCCCAATCGATTCAGCCGGAGCTTGGCAAGGCAAGTATTGCATCCTACGCAATCGACATCCTCGACGTTAATGGAGAAGTGAGTGCGCTTCTCGGAGCAGACGCGTACAATTGGCACCGCAAGGACGTTGAAATTCTCGCGGGCTATTTTGGAATGGCCGAGGCCGACATGCTGTCCGTTGGCGCCGGCGCGGTCACTGACCTGGCCGACAAGGATGGATCGATTTATTCCTTCGCGGTCACCGATGTTAAAAAGTGGTTGCAGAAAGAATTGTTTTCAACGGCAACGGAAGACACCCCGATCACGGTCCAGGGAAATGTGATCAATGTGATGTTGTCGCTGATGACCTCGACGGGCACCGGCACCAATGGGGATTACGACCGATACATTTCGACCGATGGTGCGGGAATTGATGAAAGCTACATAAACATCAGCGCGATAGAAAACATCCGGGACACCTACTACCCAGGCAACACCCACTATGTCAAAATACCGGTCACGCGACCGATCAAGGCGAAAGAGTTCATCGAGGTTGAGCTATTGAAGGCGGTCACCAACGCCTTTCTAACAATCGATGGCCAGGGCAAGTTATCAATGATCACCTACAAGCCCGTGCTTGCCTCCGCCGATTATCCCCTGCAGCTGACAGAATCAAATATCATGGGCGTGCCTGAGTGGTCGGCTGGTTTTGAGCAGATGATAAACCACACCGAATTTCACTACAACTATGATTACGTTGATGATGAATATGATACTGTAGCCGTCTACCTGGACACGGATTCAATCAGCCATCGCGGGCCCGGATCCACGTCGCTCAAGATCAAAAGCAAGGGCCTGCATACCAGCTTGGCGCCATCGTCCATGGCATCATTCGCGGCCGATGTTATCGAAAGGCGCAGGAAGTCAATACTTTTGCGGTTCTCCGATCCGCCCCCCAACGCCCTCAAAGTGAAGTGCTTTTTCAGTTCGTATTTATCAGAGGCCGGGGACATCGCCGACATCACCCATTCCCGCGTTCCTGACCTTACGAACGGCAGCAGGGGGATAACTTCCCGCCGCATGCAGATCATCAACCGAACGGTAAATTGGGTATCCGGTTTTGTGCAGTTCAGTTGTCTCGATACGGAATATGGCCACGGGCAATACCGGGGCATATCTCCAGCGATGACCGTTACCAGCGGAGTCGGCGGTACATCGTTTAATGTTTCCACCGCCGATGCCGCCAAGTATGCGAACCTGGCATCGCCTGTCGTTAAAATTCTTGATAGTAGAATGCGGACGAGGGTCTCCAATATCACCATCTCGAACGTCAATACTTCGACGGGTTTGATAACGACTTCGGCCATGGGGTTGACCCCTGACGCCGGAGACTTTGTTGTTTACGATGACTATGACAATGCTACTGCCGAGCAAAGATTGTGGGGATATATATCCGACAACTCAGGGGATCTCGGAGCGGCCAATGATGACGAACATTTAATAGCACCATAGGTGATAAAATGGGATTTGTTTCAACATCGGATGCGATCAGCTTAATCCAGGAAGGGCAGACGGACGCCGACAGCGGAGTGAATGAACTTCTGATGTCAGTATTCCGTAAAAACTATGAGCAGATGCTCATCCGCACATATTACACGGGCGTTAGCGGAACACTGACCAGCGACCCAAGCGGGGCCGGGGTATGCACTGATACAGGGGCTTCATTTACGGTCGATGCCCACATTGGCCAAACGGTAATTTTTGTCGACGGAGCGGCGGCCGGCAATATGTACGCCATAGACGATAATGATGCCACAACTTTCACGCTGACCGGCGATGATCCGGCGGCCGATGGCGTTTTGTCTGGCGACACCTATATGTTTTTCTTTGACCTTATAAATTATACGGAGGGCCACAAGCACGACGGCCTGAACGGACAAAACTTTGTGCCGTTCCGCAACTCCATCGCCAGCGGGCAGGGCGGGTATACCGGATATGGCAGTGCCTTGTTTTCCATTGTGGATACAACCAACCGTGTTGTCGGTAGCACATATGTTTATATCCCGGATGGATCGGAAACCATGAGGATGGCATCGGGACTCTACTTGCAAAACTCAGGATTTGGATTGGCAACGATGCATTTTTCTATTTCCGGGGTGGGCACATCATCAAACAATCAAACAACCGCCGTTTCACCGACATGGATAAATAGCGCCAACCTTGACGTTTCTTCTGCCACCCCTGGACATCATCAAGTTTCCCTTATCATGAATAGCGGGCATGGCTCGACAAATGCTTATTGTATGGGGTATAACCTTTACATAGAATAGGTCGATTATGTTTATATTAGCAAAACAGATAAACGGAAAGATAGAGGCCCGCGGCGTATTCGACGACCCAGACCAGGCCAGGAGCCAAGCCATTTCTGGGCAATGGCTGATAATACCCGTAGAGGCAAACCGCATTTATGGCAGCAATATCATAGATGAGGGCATGACCGGCGCGGTTTGGCGATCCGGCAGCAGCGACGAAATAACCGGGATATTGCAATCAATGAGGGATGATTTTTTGGCATTTAAAAACAGCGTAGAGCAAAGACTTGATGCGCTTGAAAATCCGACATAGCAGGAGGCAGAGAAGATGATCAAACGTTTTATTCTACTGGCCATAGCAGTGATTTTGTTCGCCCCCGCGGCCTATGCGGATTGCACTGAATCACAGTATTACCTTTCGAACGATGGATCGGTGCTGGTCGTTAAACTGGCATGTACCGGCAGCGCGGTGGATGGATCCGTTGCCGACACTGACGTGGATGCATCTGCGGTTTCGGCTGGCCTGGAGAAAACCTATCAGTACATGGGTTTTTATTTGTGGGAATTTTGGACCGTAGCCGGCGGAACAGCCCCGGATGCCGCCGACGTAACCATCACGGACGCGCTCGGCGGTGAACTCTATTCGGAGGTTGGCGTGATAACTGCGGCTGGCACGAAAGCAGGTACTGTCTCGATGCCGGCCAAGGCCGTCACTTCGACCTTGACGGTATCCGTGGCTAACCAGGACACGGCGAATGCCACTTGGGACATGTATATCAAAATGGTACGATAGGGGGGACGATTATGAAGCGGTATTTCTTGTCGATAATATTCATCTGTCTTTTGGTGGGCGCTGCCCATGCGACTCCGCCGGGAGATGGCCCCCGGGCATGCACTGACGCAGAAATGGCAGTGGGAACATCCACAACGCCTTGCGCGCCCTCTCCCTTCCAAATAGAAAACAATGACGGTGGCGCCGGAGCTGCATCGATTGAAGACCTTGTATTCGGTGCCGCGTGGAACGGAGACACTGACGGTGCAAGCAAAAACGCCCTATTCGATTATTTTAACCTTTTCGACACCGACAATGATGGAGAGATCAATGTGCTGGACACCGATGCGGTGGATGCCATAACCGAGATCGCAGCGGCTTTGAAATCTGGTGCAGATGGGACGCTGATAACCGGAACCGCCGGCACCGATACCCACACTGCGGTGTGGAATGCTGACGGAGACCTGGTGGATGGTTATGACCCAACCACCAAGCAAGACGTTTTGGCTGAGGGCGCGTTTGCAGACGGAGATAAAACAAATATCGATGCGCTCTCTGGAGGCGCCTACAGTCAGGAAATTTTCGTTACGTCAGCAGGTGATGACGGGAACGACGGTCTTTCACCAGCAACGCCGAAACTCACGATCGGTTCAGCAATTACGGCGGCATCCGCCCTTATGCCAGCATCCGACAACGTCATCGTTATTTCTGGAGATGATGCAGCCGAATATACGGAAGATATTACGGTACCTCGTTACGTTTTTATCAATATGCCAAATGCGCATTTGATTGGTGGAGTTACGTCTACGTCCCCAGATGCTGGCGTAAGGTTCCGTCAAATTACAAAGCTTACAAGTGGCAATGCGGTTTTTTTAAATAGTGCTATAGATGGTCAATTTTGGGTTGACGTAGAAAAAATTGTGATCGATGGAACGGCTAATGGCCTTGCATGTGCTCAAGACGGGGCATTGATTGCTCATGTTCAAACCATTGAAAATGGCGGTACGAATCACGCAATTGTTGGTCTTACTACGCAACCGGGGCATATTCATGCTGAAGTAGAAGATATCTATCTTACTTCGACGGGATATGCGGTTGGCCTTGCGGTCGGTGGGACTGTTCATGTTCATGTTAAGCATATTCTGAATGAAGGCGCTGGAGCTGGAACCGCAGTTAATGCTGATGCTGGTACGATATATCTAAGCGCCAATCATATCGATGTGACGAGTGCATGGGATGTTGAATCTGGTGCTACGCTTTACATAGACTGCGACGTCATAGATGAGTCCGGATCATCCGCCAATGCCGGAACTGTTGTTGATTGGAAATCCGATATTAGCACGATGGCAGGATCTGGAGCACAGGACGTAAGCACATCGGCAAACCCATCGTTCAACAGCGTGCACGCCTCCGGCGGAAACTTGGCTGCGGCCAATGCTCAGGTGACGAAGAAATGGATCACCGGCCTTGATTACACCGCTGATGTCACCAGCGTTATTCATGGCGGAGTGCATTATATTTGCACCAGCACCCACACCGCAGGCGCCACCACCGAGCCCGGCGTGGGTGTGGACTGGGCGACCGTTTGGAGTGTTTCTGGTAGTGATAATCTCGGAAGCGCAGCGTCTTCGGATGTCATCGCCCTTTGGGCTTCGGGATCATGCTCCGGATACCTTAAATCTGACGGCACCTGCGATACTCCTGCGGGCGCTGGCGATGTGTCCGCAACCGGGACGCCGGCCCAGTATGAATGGGGTGTATGGACCGACGCCACGACTTTGTCGGGAGTTGCAGTTACGGGGTCAAAGGTGGCCTGTACCGATGCCAACGGATCACCTGTGGCTTGCACGACCTTGGAGGATGTCGCTTATGAGCCAGCCGACGCCACGATTTTGAAGGAGGCTGATGTATCCAGCACTGCGGCGGATGGGCAGACCACGTCTCCGATGTCGGCGGACTGGGCGTATAAGATAGAATCTGAAGACATGATGATAGGCGGGATAAAGACATTTAGCTCCTACCCGTTGGGACCGGCAACCGATCCGACATCCGACCTTCAGTTGGTTACTAAGGGGTATGTTGACGCCAACATCACCAATTACAAGTTCAACGATATTGGGGATGCCGACGGCGCGGCGACCATCGACCTTGGGGCTTATCAACACCTCATGAGCCTGAGCGCTACGGACAGCGAAATCTCCTTCGGCACTCCCACAGATCATTTTAGGATTTATCGCGATTCGAATGGTAATATCATCTGGACCATCGTTGATGGCGAAAATGATGGAAATATTTTCATGCAGTTCAACCAAGTGTTTGACTTGGCATCTCTCGTAGCAGCCACAACAGATGGCCAAGTTTCCGGGCAAGAACTCAACGTCACGGTCGATAGCGGCGAAACGAACACCGCCATTGGCCAGGTGATGGCCGAGATGAGTGATGGAGAGTATGAGGCTGCCGACCTGGACGACCAAACAGCGGCGGCATACCGGAAGCCAGCCGGGTTGCTCAAGGCGGATGCCACCGGGGCCAACAGTATTGTTACCAAAGGCTTGATTTACAATGCGACCGATTGGGATTGGACAGCCGGCGCAGAGCTTTACCTCTCTACTGACCCAACAACGACGAGCGGTATCACAGAGACGATGCCGGTTCAAAACCCGGTTTGGGTGATCGGCAGAGCGGAATCGGCAGATGCAATCATGGTGAATATACACGAGACCAACCCCTGGCACTACACCCACCAGCCGTTCGACCCCGTGACGGTGGGCGCGCTGACCAACAAACGCTTGCCCATTGCGTTCTCGGTCGGCCAGATGGCGCCCAACGGGATGATCATCGGGCAGTGGGGGTTGAGCTTTGACGCAGACCCCACCACCGAACTCGCTGGCGACCTGAAATACGCCGATGACTTTGTGAGCGCGGCCAATTCAGCAGTGATCGATGTCCTGGACACCACCGCCGGCGTCTCTTATGAGACCACGGCCAGCAACATTAATGGGGGCTCGGCAATAGCGAGCGACAAAACACTGTATATCCAGTTGGATAATGCGTATGCCGAGACTGGGCATGCGGTTATCTTCTCCTACTTGTGGAGGGCGGTGAAGTGATGAAGAAAAGACTCCTTACCACAATTGCTATAGTCCTGCTTCTCCCTGCCGTTGCCTTCGCCGGGTGGTTTTTTGCTTCGTCGAGTGGTGGTGCTCCGGTCGTCCCATATTTCGAAACAGATTGGAGCACAAACACACCAGGGTCTTCGGATGTCACTTGTGCCGCGGCCGGTGGTTGCTCTGCTTTGGGAGCGACATGGGATGAGTGGGATCTTAACCTCGGGAATGGTTCGGTGTCTGGCGGTGAGGTTCTTGTCAGCACATCAGGCAGCGATCAAATAACTTTTCTTCGCATTAATAATGCTGCGGGCAATCCGTTTGAGTCATTTTCGGCTACTGAGTGGTGGGTTGAGTTTACGTTTGAGATAAGTGCTGTAGACAATTTTAAATCGAGCGGAAATATAGTGCTTTTAACTGACGGTACGAGTGCGATCGTAACGATAAAATCAGATGCAAGTGGAAATTTAGCCTTGGCCAATATAGGCTACAAAACAGATAGCGGGATACAATACGCCTGTTTGAATAATGCGTTATCAATGTCGGCAGATATACCTGTGACAATTCGATACCATTATCGTAAAGATTCCGATGGTGGCGCTGATTCTGGAGGGTCAGATGGACTTGTTGAGGGGTCCATCACAGGCATGTCTGATTGCTCTGCGGCGGGTATAGATTCTGACACAATTACAACCACCAATTTTGATCTGAATAATTCAACCACATTGCATGATGGTACACACGACTTTTCTTACAAAATAGATAATTTCAAACTCTATACCTCGGACCCTGGGTGGTAATGTGAAATATTTAATTTTAATACTCTCGGTACTTTACTGCTCAACCGCATTCGCGGGGCATTTAAATCTATCAAGAGATGTATCGGGGTGGACAATTTTCACTCCATCGTCAGATAGCCGAATCATGTATGTGTCTGCGGCGGGAAACGACGGAACCGGTCAAGTTTACGCTCCTGATGATTTCGCTGACCCATTCCAGCCGTCTGGAGAAAACGCCTTCGCTACTTTTGACGCGGCGTTTGCGAATTTAAGGGACGGATATCCAGATTGGATTCTATTCCGACGCGGGGACACATTTACGGATCAGAGGACTACTTCATTAACGCAACATATTGATGGTCGTAGCCTTACGGAGCCAGCATTGATAGGTTCGTATGGGTCAAGCGGGGCGTGCCCTATATTAAAAACGCCTCGGGGCGAAGACGGTTTCAGGGCAAGAAATTTTCATTATGTTGCCTTATCCGGACTTGATTTTTATGCGTACACCAGAAATCCTCTTGATCCTGGGTTTGTAGATTCTACCGGAGCGTTAGGAATATTTCTTGACCCGAACACCTCCACGACTGAAGGCATATTAATAGAAGGGTGCAAGTTCAGGTTTTTTATCGAAAGCTTAGTGAGTAACAATAGCCGTGGAGATGGAGGCATTTTAGATATACAGTTCAGGCGGTGTAGTTTTTTGGATAGCTATTGTAACCCAGGAGGAAATTGCTCAAATGGTCTGTATTCTTTTGGTGCAAATAATATTGAAATTTATCAGTGCATTTTTGATCATAACGGGTGGTATTCTCAAGCTGATTCAGGTGGTATCGGGCAAGCGTCTATATTCAATCAGTCCGTTTACGTCGAAAGTTCTGCTTATAATAATCTTGAAGAAAATATAGTTTTACGTTCCGCTTCGGGCGGGTTTAAGTTTACCAACTACACGTCTGATCTTCCCACTATATCATCAACATGGAATAATAATTTATTCGTGGATGGTGAATTCGAAATGACCTGTGGTATAGGCGATACTGTAACAAACTCAGATTATGAATATTTTTTAATCATAAACAATATACAATTACACACTGGGCGCTCCCAACCAACCAATAGGCCGATCGGATTTGGTATGGCGCTTGGAACAATCGATAGTGGGATTATAGCGAATAACCTTTTCGCTCATCAACCATTATCAGAATTAACTCAAGTTCAGGCGATAGCGTTCAGTCAAAAAATACACAATGTTAATATATCAAGTAATATCGTTTATGGCCTTGTGAACGGCAAGGGCCTGGTATTGTTAGATGACTTCGGCGGCACGGATGCTACCGGCGACGTTTTTCAAAACAATAAAATACAAATTGGCGCTGACTCTGGCTATACAATTTCGACTGAATATGATCCCGCTGGTAAGTGGTCCTTTTCTGGAAACTCGTACTATTCTGACAAATCGGATGGCACCCGTTTTAATTTGGCTGGAGTAGATAAAACAGACGCCCAATGGGCAACGGCAACCGGAGACGATTCCACCTTTGAGCAGGTATCGTTCACGGACGCTACGAGAGACGTTGATACCTATATGGACCACATCGGCGGCACCGCGACAATAGACGGATTCATAGCAGCAGAACGAGCGCAAGGCCGATATAATTGGAACCCGGCATTAGAGGCCGGCGTGATCAACCCATGGATCAGGGCGGGATTTGGTTTGTCAGAATACGGTGTCACGCCCACAACCCAAAAAGGCAGGACATCCCCCGGCAAGGGCCGCAACGCATCGGGCAAAGGGCAATGGCGATGAAGAAGATATTTCTATGGGTTACCTGCGTCGTTATCCTATTGGTGTCAGTAGCCGCCCAGGCGTCGGTGACGCCCCCGTTTACATCGACGTTCGATTGCAACGCTTGGGATCAAACGTCTGGAATCTCGACCACCGCAGTCGGATGTGATGGGATCGGCCCCGGTACAGGTAATTGGAACTGTACCACCGGTGGAAACGAATACGATGCGATTACTTCCGCCGCTAATTATCCAAGCGGGGGCGGTGGCCGTGGATACCGGCATTGGGTTGGAGTCCAGGGCAGCAACGGAACCGGGCTCAATCTTATGTTTACTTCGAACCAGACGGAGTTTTGGTTCCGTACTTATGTGAGGTTTGAAGACGGGTTCCCGTTTTCAAGCATCGATCTTTTTAAAATGTTCTATCTGCATGGATCTCCTGGCATTTTAAGCAACATTGGGTATCTATGTCTTCCGCAGTACTTGTCTGACGACAGTATGTATTATTACACTCAAAGCGGAGACCACGATATAACGATCAAATGCCAGAATTGTGGTGTCAGTAGTATCTACGGGGGTAATACCTCTGATGGGTCATGGTTTGAAGTTGATATCCATTGCAAAGCTGAAAATGGTGGGGACAATGGTGTATTCCAAGCGTGGATAAACGGCGATTTGAAGATCGATAGAAGCGACGTTACATTCGGGTCTTCATCGTTTTCAGGATTTATCATCGGCAGCAATGTCCACGGAAGTGCAACGGACTGCTGGTATGTGGATTTTGATGATATTGCGTTGAGCACCACGGGCTACATCGGCCCGCTTTCCGGGGGATCTCCTCTGCCGACGGTATCGGTGGCTGTCCAGGATGGCACTGCGGGCGAAGAAGGCCCCAATCCCGGAGCGTTCCGCATCTCGCGCAATACCAGTTCCGGCAGTTTAGATGTTCCCTACACGATGAGCGGGACAGCCACAGAGGGGACAGATTATAGTTCTACTTCCGGGACTGCGACGATAGGCGACGGTGAGACCTATGTCGATGTGCCGATAACCGTAATTGATGACAGCACGCTCAGCGAGGGAGATGAAACAGTAATATTGACCATCGACACCTCGGCCAATTACGATATCGTGCCGGGGTCTGGCTCGGCGACCATCACGATATCGGATAATGATGGGGAACTGCCGCCACCGATCAATATCACCACCACCTATTTTCAGAGCAAAGCTGAACTTGAAGCGCAAGGATGGTATGATAATACCGATGTCGAGCTTGTGTACGACCCCACGCTTGATAGCAATGTCTTCCGGGCGCGATGGTCCACGCAGGGTCAAAAGACCCCGGACGGCGGCGGCGCGATGCGGCTCCAGTTTACGCCCACCGATAGACTGTGGGTGCAGTTTAAGCTGAAGTACTCCGATAATTGGGTCGGCAATGGGGCCACGACAAACGTCAGCCACCATATGCTGCTGTTCTTAACCTCGGAGGATTCGTCCCCGAGTGACCCGTATCATCAACTGGCGCGAACGAATTTCACTTTATACCTGGAAGGCCGGACGAATGACGCTTTGGTATACGCCCAAGATGGGGCGAAAATCGACCCAAGTCTGTCTACCAGTTTAACAAATTCTCTTTTGGGGGCATCGTTTGGGTGTAATGGAGACTACGCGAACGCAGGCTATAATGGGTCGAACCCCGGAGGAAATTCAAATACTGTAACATGCTACTTGTCCAATGGGTCTTACTGGAACGGGCGATGGTGGGCGACTGGGACTGCTCCAATCACTAACAGCACTTGGCACGACATAAGATATGTAGTGGTGCAAAATACGATAACGTATGATGCTCCAGACCAAAACGGAGTCCTGGAGATATACGTTGACAACATGACTACTCCGGTACTGTCCTATTCAAACATTGTTTGGACGAAGACCGGGAGTCCTTTTGCCCAGGCCGCGCTGGCTCCGTATCTCAGTAGCGGAAACCCGCTGTCCGAGGCGCAGGATTGGGAGATGGCCAACCTGATCATCGGCACCGACCAGGGCGCCACCGCTACACCCGTTCTGTCAAAGGGCCGATCGACGGCCGGCAAGGGGCAGGCGGGACCGGGCGAAGGCGAGTGGAAATAATAAATTATCAAAATTTTTACGGAAAAGGCGGGGGATCAATAATATGACACCGGAAGAAGTCAGAACGGGCATTTCAATTGGCGGTGTACTCGGAGCAATTTTAGGCTCGTTTGGAATAACCCGGTTTATGCTGCGGAAAACTGGACAGGATGTGGATAAATTGAGTGCTGATCTTGAGAAATTAAGAGATAAGGATTTTATGCCCAGGGATCAGTTTATGCGAAGTTGCGCAGAGCAGCGCGAGAATTGCCCCGTCTGCATAAGGCTTGCCGCCGACAGTGTAGCGCTCGACGATATAAAAAAAGGGCAAACGGACTTGATAATCGAGATGCGGAAAGAGTTTAAAGAGCACAGAGAGTTGCACTTGACCATGGCAGAGGGCATGGGCGCCATGCGGGCAGACATAAACCACCTGAAAAAAAGCCGAAAGTCATGAACCACGACGACTTTGTCCATCAGATAATGCGCCATGAAGGGTATCGCGGGCATGTCTACAAGGACACCGAGGGTGTGCTGACGGCCGGGTGGGGGCACGCTTTCACCGAGGGATCCAGTATCCCCGTGGCCGTTGCCATAAAACTCCTATGGCACGATTTGAAATCCGTGGAAACTGATTACCTATCTTTGGGGTTGCAGCTGGAGGATGGTGACACCGTCAGGGAATACGTCATCAAAAATATGCTTTTCAATCTTGGGCTATACAAGTTGCGCGGTTTCAAAAATATGCTGGCTGCCGTTCGTTCCGGTAATTATGACCTGGCCGCCGATGAAATGGAAAACTCGCGGTGGGCTCGCCAGGTAAAAGGCCGGGCCGGTGAATTGGCAAAAATGATGCGCACGGGCATCTATCAGGGGGAGACATGAAAAAAGATCTGGAAGCCTATTATCAAATCCGACCTGCGATCATCGGGGCGGATGATGACGAATGCGGCACCGCCGGCCTCATTGAGTGGTCTACGGACGGAATATTGGGACCAGCGATCCAGGGTATCACCGGACAAGATGTAAACCACACGTCGATGATTATTGTCATGCGCCTGGTGGGTGATGTCAAGCGGCGGGTGTTTATCCTTGAAGAGGACGAACACGGCCTGCATCCCGCCTATCTTTCGTCACGGATAGAGGAATTCAAGGGCCACGCCAATTTTGTGCCGCTGCGCCGTAAATATTCCCCCATCAAAAACGTAATCGCCAACCACATGCTCGATCTTAACGGCACGCCATACGATTACAAGGCGCTTTTTACCAACGCCTGGCGGCGCGCCGAGCTGAATCCCGATAAGTTGTATTGCTCAGAGTCGGTCCATTGGGCTATAAAACAATCAGTGGGCGACGATGAGTTCCGGGACCACATGCGGGAGGCCGGCCTATACCGCCGGGTTGATGGGCGCGACGTGTATTATGGAGCCCGCCCGGGGGAATTCACATTGCTCGGGTTCCATGGCGAGTCCGAGAAGATTTTTTGATAACCATATGAAGGGAGGAGCATCATGATGAAAGGATGGAAAACTTGGGCAGCATCGATCGGAGGTGCAGCAACCGGGCTGGGGCTCGTCGTATCCGGGTTGCTTTCGAAGCCGTGGAACGTCGATCAAATCGCGGCCGGCCTCATGGCTATTTCTGGCGCCGGGATCGGTGTTGGAATAGGACACAAGGTCGAGAAGGTCAAGGTCACCAAGTACGTCATCACGGCGAAGGAGCTGAAGGAACTATTATCCGAAGGTAAAAACGAAGGGAGCGCAAAGTCATGAGAAAGAAATCATTGTTTATTGTCGCCATGATCACCGCATTGATGGCCGCCATTTCATTTTTAGGATGCACAGGCATGGGCGTCGGCCAGGGAACGGCAACGCAGCAGATCACGGCCGGGATTCAGGATGACAACACCTTGACGGCCGCCCAGCGGTCCATTCTGGTCGCAGATGCGGTCTATTACGATTTCCTGGGGATCTACGAAAAATCGGCGCAGACCTATCTGGACTATGCCCCCATCATCGCAAGGACCAATCCAGACGACAAGGCCAAGATCAAGGAGATCCTGCAGGACATGAAGCGGACCATCGACAGGTGGAATGCACTGCAGGGCGAGGCCCGACTTGCCATCATGAACGCCGGAGAGGGCGACTTCAGCGCGCTACGGCGCCACATCCTGATGCGGCTTGCAATTTATATGAGCGAACAATAAATACAAATCGAAAGGAGTGCAAACCATGACCGGAGAAACTGCAATAGGAATAGCGCTATTGAATCTTGCCCTTGACGCCATCGACGCCGTCAACAAGCACAGCCCGGAGAACGCCATCACTGCTGACAACCTGCCGGACAAGCTGGCAGCGCGGCAACGTGAGGTAAATGACCTGGCAGCCAAGGTGGACGCATCATAGGGTATGATTTTAAGATATTAAGCGGAAAGGCATCCGGGAATAATTCCGGATGCCTTTTTTTGGTGATACTCTGGTGGGATAAATAGTTACTTCTTCGTGGCGGATTGGTGTGCCTGTTGGTATTCCAGAACGGTCTTCAATTTTTCGTATTGTTGCCACTCCTCGGTGGCCTTCAGCGCCTTGTCGGCAGCAAGGAATTCCCTCAACCCCTTGGCTGCTTTTTTATACGACTGCCATTCCGGCAAAGCATCGACCTTCTTTCCGGCTGCTTCTACCTCGGATTTGATCTGCGCAAGGTTGTCGGTTTGCTTGGCCGGTTGTTTTGTCGTCTGCCAGGCCGTTGCGCATCCGGTGAACGATGTGATAACGATTGCCATAACGATAAAGATAATGAGTCTTTTCAATTGTCTTCTCCTTCCATTAAAATGGTAGTTGGTCCCACAGCTCGCCGTCAAGCAGGCGGCCGGATTTATTCTTTCCGACTGGGAAACGGTCCCACTCATCCCGGTTCCATCCTTCTGTTCCATGCTGGTAATCCCATGCCATGAATGTATCGGGCGGCATTTGATCAGGCGCGCAGAATCGGCCCCACTGTTTGAACATGAATGGAACGCCGGACGCCACACACTGATCACGCAACGACCTGGGCCACTCCGGATTCATCGGCCTGGCGCCTGATCCTGATTCACCACCGCAGACGACCCAATCGACACCATGATTTATTTCCCATTCAAGCTTTTTCCCGACGTTGAAAGATTCCCATCCACATAAATATTCATTAAGATTCATCTCCCCCAGCATCGGCTCAACCGAAACCCCGCGCACAGCAAACGGAGACGTGAGCAGGTCCGGGATCCTATTTTCGGCCATCTCCTGGTTCTCGACGGTGACCATGCCGATCACGTTTTTGAACGGTGCGCCGAGATTGTCTTTCCATTTTTCAACAAAATGATTCATGAACACCTTGCAGTTTTTCGACCTTTTTGTGAGGAAAATATAGGTGTGCTGCGGTGCTTCGTAGGCCTTGAACATGATGCTCTCAAACCAGGTATAATCCACCAAGGAATGAAACACGTCACCCATGAATTGAACTCCAATAACAGATGGTTTATTTAACCTCAACGGAGCGTCTATCTCATTAAAATCGAATACGGGCGGCCCCGTGCCGGCATAAGCCGCCCGCTTTTCATCGCTGATCGTGGGGTTCTTCGCCAGCCGGTCGGCCATGGCCAGATGCCAGCAGTTTTTACAGGCTTCGGATATACGCGAGCACCTCATGGCGATGGGGTTCCATGTATGGGTCAAGTAGGAAATATTTGTCTTGTTCATTTCAATCCTCACTTTGGGTCGAAGAATTTGCCACAATGCGGACACTTGATCTTTTCAGTCCCGCCGCTCTCGACCTCATCGAAGTGGCCTCCGTGATTGCTCCTGTCCTGGTATTCCTTATCGGCTGCCAGGCAAATGGAATTGGCCCCCTTGTTTTCGTCGCCGACGTTCTCAGCCAGCCACTTCAGATATGAACTCGGCAGGCTGTCAATCCGCTCACCCTTGTGCATCCCCCATGGCATTGTTTCTATTGGCATGGTGTCAATCTCCTTTCACTTCTCCTCAAACCCATCCAGCACCTTATGGGCCGGATCGAAACCATTGAGCGGCGGTGATGCCGGCACAAATCCGGTGTGATGTTTCGGTGGGCGGGCGTATCCGGTGAAATCGTAATCGTTGATCACCGGGCCACGGTCGCATTCTTTTTTGTCGCATGGTGTTTTCATGGCTATTCTCCTTACACATCCTTAGGAAGAGCGCCCCGCACAGTGGATGCTTCAATTCCGCTGAACGTGCGGAGCGCTTGGTGTGGGATGTGGGGTGGGTTATCATTCAAATATCTCCATCACTAATTGATGACAATGGAACAAAAACCGGGTTTTCCTTTTCAGAAAACACAACAAGTGCGGCTTTAAATCTTTCATTTCCATCAAAGATATATCCGACATCGTTCTCCCAAAAAGTAAAACCATTTATTAGAGTGCGAAACCCGATAAGGATTCCGCTTCTTTCTGAAATTGGCGTCTCTTTCCAGAGTTTATACCTTTGTTCACGCTCACGACCAGAATAGTTTTTTCTTTTGCGGTATTCGGTTGATCTTCGCAAAACGCTTTTAACCCTTACTCTGTCGCCGAACTTCATTTTATCACCTTATCCTTGTTTTAGTTGTGTGCTGGCCAGGTGGGTACTGATAGTGTCCCTCGGTGACTACGTTGACCGGTCGCGCCTTCCGATTCGATTCTATTTCCCCACCTACACGGCCAGCAATTCACTACATCATATTTTTGACAAACTCATCATAATCGGCCAACCACTGCTCGATCTTGTCATCGGTCGGCCGCTTCTTGCTCTTGGTTTCCCAGGCGTTGTCCTGGGCGTACCACCAGGCGGGCGACCCGGCCTCTGACACGAACAGCTCGTTGAACTGCTCAACAACCGAAAGGCCGTCGCCGTCACTCTCCGAAGAACCCGGACCAGACTCCCCCGGCGCACCGCCCTTCAGGTCCTCGAACTCCCCTTGCTGGAGCATTGCCTGGACCCACTCATGCATATCTGAAAATCTTTTGTCGGATATATCTCTGCAATTTAGCGACCTGGCGGCCAACTCGACCATCTGTTGTGCTTCTTCGCTGTAATCTGCGGGGTCGGCCATCACCGGATGGTCGTCGCACCACTTCTGCGCTGCCTCGGCATCGGCCACTTCGCTATCACGCTCACCCTGCGCCATCTTCTGGGCCTCGTTGATCTTTTTTAGTTTGGCGTCAAAGTATGTCAGCCATGTCTTGTATTGCTCCGGCTCCGGCCTCTTTCCGGCTGGCAGTCCCAGGGTGTCATTGGCGAATGCCTTGGCCTGCTTGTCGCCGTAGGCCCAGGCTTCATTGAACCGGTCAAAGGGGACGCTCTTGTCCGCCGGTTCCTTTGTCTGCTGGTCGCCTGGGGCCCGTTCTTGGGCGTCGGCGGGGTCTTCCATGTTCTTCACCACCCACGGCAACGGCTCGTTATAGAACCGCTCATATTTGTCGCTGAGCTCTTTCTTTTGATCGTCGCTCCATAGCGGCCAAGCCTTTACGAATGCGGACCGGTGTTCGATGACGTAGGCCTTCAACCCGGTCCCTTTGGCCGGCGTCCCGGTGCGCTGACCGAACCATGCGTCCCTGGCGGTGGGGTCGGCCTTGGCCGCTTCTTCCTCTTCCTCTTGGACAGCGTCTCCGCCTCCTGCATCGCCAGTTCCGCCAGCAGCTTCACCAGGTCCATTATCAATCGGTTTTGCATCGGTCACCACTTCAGTTTTTTTTTGGGTGGGTTCATAAAGCTCCGGCGTCTTCTTGGCCTGGCCATCGGTGAACGTACCGCCTGCGCTGCGGATCATGGGGACGGCTTCCATGTCTTCCAGCTCTTCGATGGTTTGCATGCCCATAAGAAGGTCGCTGTCGTGGGTCTTGCCAAAGAATGAGGCCGCACGATACATGAACATGACCTCGGGCATTGTGAGCCATTTTGACCCGGGCTTTTTGTGCCAGCCCTCCTTGGTGACCATCTCCCAATCGACCCATGGACCATGGACAACCTCGTCCGACCCATTGAGCTTGGCCCAGGCCCGGCAGCCCCATTCAGAAGTCCCCTTCTTGCCCTTCCATTCGTACTTGAGCTTGCCGTCATATCGGCCGGAGTTGTTCACCATGGCGCTGACAAACTTGCCCTCGAACCCCGGGCGGCCATTGACCACATACATGGTCTGCATCAGCATGATGGGGTGGGCTCTCATCCGCTCGGCCAGGTCCAGGGCGATCATGCAATTGCCGATGTTGCCCTTGAATGCCGCCGGAACAAAGTCGGCCTTGGCAAGCATGCTGGCTGCGCGCTGCATCTGCTCGAACTTGGCGACATTTAGGAAAAGGCTGTCCTCGCCGGCCAGCATCATGGCCCGGTCGTCCGCGGCCATCAGTTCAAACTTCTCGGTTTTCTCAGAATTGGTCATCGTCTTCCTCCCATTGGCTTAAATCGTCTTCAAAGTATTGGCCGGATTCCAGGCAGATCAAAAAGTCAGGATATCCAGGCCAGGTATCGGTTTCCAAGCAATGCAAAAGCGTGTCCATGCGCTCTTCGTTCTGGTCGCGGGCCGTGTCCTTCTGGTCCTCTGTCGGTACGAACACATGGCTCTCGAATGGCGGCTCTTTCTCGGCTACGGCCAGCAGAAATTCGTTGTGGATAACTCCTGTTACCCTGGTCAGGCCCTCCGCATAGAACATGCCCTGGTTGACATACCCAAGCTTGCGGGCGTTCTTGGAGAAGAACCAGAATCCGCAATCGGCGGCCGACTTCAGGTCAACGATGATGCCATCGTCGGTGATCCAGTCGATTTCCGCCTTGCACCATAGGCCGGTCCTGGGGCATTGCCATATGAGGACCCGGTGGGGGACACCTTTTTCGAACAGGCGCGTGAATTGAGTTTTCTTCTGGACCGACTCGCACATATCTTTGACGCTCTTGTATTCCGCCGGGGTGAGGATAAGGTTACCCTCCGGCTGCCGCGATCGCCACTCCTTGTAATCGTTCGTCGATCTTTGGCTCGCGTATGGCGTCCCGTCCTTCTTTAAAAATGTCGGCTCGATCGAGAGGCGCCCTTCCAATGCGTCGGGGCCACCCTCGAGCATCATCATGTCGAAAGCTGTCCCGATGTCGAACATCGTTTGGCGTGCAGGCGGGTTGTCCTCCTGGGGCTGTTCCTCGGCAGCTTTGAAGTGGGCCGGGGTCTTGGCAAGGTGCTTGAGCCGCGAGCTGTTCAGCGCCGGTATGGCGCGATATTCGTCATAACCGATGTCGTAGATCCCCTGGTCGTATCCTGGTGGTTGTATCCTGAAATCAATCATTCTTTTTCCTCCATGCCGCGCTCCAGGCGGCCCACATTGTATTCACGTCATTGCTTTTATATGAAAATGGGAATCTGTCGTATCGATCTATGCTCAATGTCATTTCGAATTTCACCCACAATTCGAATTCATGCCTTATTTTTTCGTCATCCATCTTGTTTCGCGCCTTTCTGGTAAACAAACATTCCCATATCAATCAGCCTTAAAACGATATTCGCTTGCATGTGCATTATCCAAGCCGCTGGAATAGGTTTTCTGAACGGTCCTGATTTTGGAATAATAACTGATCTTTTTGAAAGCGCGGCTATATGAAGCGAGTGAAGGTCGTCGACCTTGAACAGGAGGCTTGTCTGTCGCGGCATGTGTGTCTCCGGCCCTCCGAAAAATTCCGGTATGTCTGGATCGTGCTTTTTGCTGTCCATGGTTCGTTCCTTCCATCTAATTTTTTTCGCTGATGGTGACTTATAGGCACAGATAAAAGTGCGCGTCAAGAACTTTTTTAATAAAAAATGTATTTGACATTCACATTTATTTGTGTATGATGGTCACCATGAAAACTAAAGTCGCGAAATTCATAAAGCTGGCCAGGGCCTCCGTTGGTATCACTCAACAGGAGTTTTCAAAAATGATCGGGGTGCAGCGCTGCAGCCTTGCCAAGTACGAGACGGCCGCCGTTATGCCTCCGGCAATCGTGGTGCTGAACGTCATTGCGCTTTGTGGGATCAGTGCCGAGCAGCTCAAGGTTATCAATGAGGGACGATGATGGAAATTTTTAATTTAGAAGACAAGGGTATCATTATCGATGATGTGCCGCTGTGTCCGATATGCGATCAACCGATCGAGTACCTGGACTTAGCCGCCATAGGCGGTATCGAAGATGGTGGATTCCAGTTGCTCTGCTTGATCCATAGAGACTGCGCTGGTCAATTATGAAGCCACTATTTATCCCGCTGAAGTCCGAATACTATGAGGCCTTCAAGAACGGCACGAAGCGCGAGGAGCTGCGCAGGTATGGCCCACACTGGAACACCGCAACATGCATCGTTGGGCGCCGGGTCATTCTGTCAAAAGGGTACGGAAAAAAAGATCGAATGACCGGTGTTGTCTCGGGGTTCAAAAAGCAGCATGCCGTTGAATTTGGACCAGCGGATAGAGACGCCATCTTCGATTGCTTTGGGACGCTCAATGTTTGGATTGCGTGCATTTCGATAGAAATAGATTAGGGGCGATGATGGATTACAAAACGTTTTTGGACAAGAAGACACAGGTCGGTGGTGCGTGCGGTTTCGACCCAACGTTTATGCCCGAATACCTATTCCCATTCCAGAAAAAGTGCGTTGGGTGGTCACTCTGGAAGGGCCGGTCAGCGCAGTTCCAAGACTGCGGATTGGGGAAGACGATACAGTCTCTTGTGTGGGCGCAGAACGTCGTGGAGCACACCAATGGCAGGGTTTTGATAGTAACCCCGTTGGCGGTTTCGCGCCAAACAATAAGGGAGGGGGAGAAGTTCGGTATTGAAGCAAAACAGTCGCGGGACGGGAAGCCGAAGGGAAAGCTGACCGTAACCAATTATGAAAAATTGCACCTATTCGACCCGAAAGACTTCATCGGATTTATCGGAGATGAGTCCAGTATCTTGAAAAACTTCGATGGCAAGATCAAATCATTGGTAATCAAATTCATTCGCAAGATGCAATACCGGCTTTTATGCACAGCAACCGCCGCCCCTAACGACTTTCCTGAGCTTGGCAACCACAGTGAGGCCCTCGGGGAGCTCGGCTTTATGGACATGCTCGGAAGGTTTTTCAAGAACGACAACAACACGGCCGACATCAAAAGAAAATGGCGCAAGACGGGAGGACCTCCCCCCAAATTCAGATTTATAAAACACGCCGAACCGATATTCTGGAGGTGGGTTTCATCCTGGGCGATGGCGATCAGAAAACCTTCCGATATTGGGTTTGATGATAACGGCTTTGTACTTCCTGATTTGATAGAGCGACAGGTTGAGGTCGGGGAGTCCATCCCACCTGAAGGTAAAATGTTCGCCGAGGACATCATCGGAATGTTTGAACAGCGCAAAGAACTTAGGCGGACCCTCAACTTAAGATGCGAAAAAGTGGCTGAGTTGTTGGACCACGATGAACCGGCGGTTGCTTGGGGGCATCTCAATATGGAATGCGACCTGATGGAGAAACTTATACCCGGAGCGGTACAGGTTCATGGCCGTATGTCGGACGAAGAAAAAGAAGAAAAACTTAGCGCATTTTCTGACGGCCAAATCAAAAAGCTTGTGACCAAGGGATCGATAGCCGGGTTTGGCATGAACTGGCAACACTGCGCCCATCAAATCGTTTTCCCGTGGCACTCATTCGAGGAGTATTACCAACAGGTACGGCGTTCATGGCGGTTCGGCCAAAAGAAACCGGTAAGAGTTGATATCGTCACTACACCTGGATTGTCTTACGTCCTTGGAAACCTCAAGCGCAAGGCGCAAGATGCGGAGATTATGTTCTCGGAGCTCATTAAACATATGAACAATTCAATAAACATCGAACGCGCAAAGGACCTTTGCGATGAAGGGAGCCTGCCGGCATGGATTGCTACAACAAATTAATAACGGAGCATTTCGCGATATACAACACGGACTGCATGGAGCTTTTGAAGGAGATCCCGGACGATTCAATCCATTTCTCGATTTATTCTCTTCCATTTTTCAGCAAAAAAGGTTCGGGCGGCCTTTACCACTATTCGAGCTCAGAGCGCGATCTGTCCAACTGCTCTGATTATTCTGAATTCCAGGAGCACTACTCGTTTATCGTAAAAGAAATTGAGCGGATCACAATGCCGGGCAGATTGTCCGTCATTCACTGCATGGACACGCCGGAGCACGGCGCAAACATCGGTGCCTATACCGACTTCCCTGGCGACATCATAAGAATCCATGAAAAGTTTGGGTTTGAATATCTGCCCAGGATTAGCATATGGAAAGAGCCATTGAGCGTCCGAAACCGGACGATGGCAAAATCTCTTTACCACAAGCAGATATGCGAAGATTCGACATTGACATGCGTGGCCGCCGGCGACTACCTGATACCCATGCGAAAAAGAGGAAAGAACCACATCCCTGTCACCCACCCGACCGGGTTGATGCACTACGCAGGCGAGACGCCGGTTCCTGACGATCTGTTGAAATATCGCGGTTGGACCGGCAATCAAATCGAGAATAGGTATTCCCACTGGATATGGCGCCAATACGCATCAAGCCAGTGGATGGACATCAGGATTGACAACGTGCTCCCATACAAGGAGTCTAAAGAGGAAGAAGACGAGAAGCACGTTCACCCATTGCAACTTGATGTGATAGAACGAGCGTGTGTTCTCTGGACCAACCCTGGCGAGACGGTATTGACCCCGTTTATGGGAGTTGGGTCTGAGGTTTATGGCGCAGTTCTGAACGGCCGTAATGGCATCGGCGCCGAGTTGAAAACATCCTACTACAACCAAGCAGCTCAAAATATACCGATGGCGCTTGAGCGCCAGCAGGAGCAACTTTCTTTATTTAGATAGTATGTTGGACCGGATCCCACCACGGCTAAAGTAATCCGTTTTGTGGTCTGTCGGCGGTATGAAGGTGGGAGGCAGGTGGCGGAGAAAGGACAATTATGCATCTTGAACACGCTATAATTGAATGGGGAAAATCGCGCGGATTGATGGGTTCAGGAACAACCCAGGAAAAGCGCCTTGCAAAGCTAACCGAGGAGGTTGGCGAGTTGTGCCGCGAAGTCCTTCACAATAACCCATCCTCTGCAGCGCTTGAGATCGGTGATTGTTATGTCGTTCTGTGTCAAATCGCATATAAGTTGGGTTTCGACATGGACAAGTGCGCCGACATGGCCTATTCAAAAATTGTAGATAGGCGCGGTCGTTTAGTCGATGGCACTTTCGTTAAAGATTAAACCTTTGAGGTGAAAATTGGATGATAAATACAAACACCTTTCATTGGATGAAAGATGGGGATTATATCCCGTCGAAAAGGCAAAAATACAAAACATAGGATTGACTGCTAAAGAGTATGAACGGGAGATCCGCAAAATATGTGACAGGTTGGGGATATGAACAGACTTCCGCCGCAATCGATAGAGGCGGAGATGTCCGCGCTGAGTATGTGCCTTACAGGCGGTTCAGAGTACTTCTGTTGTGAATTGTCCCCCAATGACTTCTATAAAACAGCCCACCAAAAAATATTCAAAGCGATAAAAGATCTTCACGGATGCAATACTCCGATAGACCTGAGCTCGGTGGTTGTCTCCCTGCGCGACAGCGGATCGCTTGAAGATGTCGGCGGCGCCTCATACATATCAAAAATTATAAACGACGTTCCAGCACCGGACAGCGCATCATATTACTGCTCGACCATCAAGGACAAGGCCATCAAGCGTCTTTTGATAGTCCAGCACAGCGAGATATTGAACCAATGCTACGAGGATGAGCCGGCCGAAAAGATCGCAATCGGACAGCGCAGCATCCACCAGATAGACCTGCCGACCGAAAAAGAGACGATGACCAAGCAGGTCGAGGACTGGCTGAAGTGTTCGCCTGGTGACTTCAGTGTTGTCGATATTGATCGAGATTTGAAGATCACAGAGCCATGGCAAAAGAGATTGAGGACCATCGCCTGCGAGCAGCTTGTCAAAGATGGGCTGCTGGACCGCACAGGAAACCGCAGGGGCAATTATCGTCCCTGCGACAGCCAACTATTGCCCCAGGACTTCATGCATTGCCAGGACACTCCTGTTGAGTTGTGGATGCCGTTTGAGCTGACCTCCATGGTCGATGTTTTCGAGCGCAACATAATCACGATAGGCGGCGAGAAAAATGCCGGCAAGACCACCCTGATGCTCAATATCGCATGGTGCAACCGTGACCGATACCATGTCCACTATTTCAACTCTGAGATGGGTGACCAGGAGCTAAAGCGCCGCATCATGAAGTCGGAGTACCCGGACCTGATGGAATGGTCGAAGGTCAGCTTCTACGAGCGAGCGCGTAATTTCTCAGACGTCATAAAATCTGGTCCAAACGATCTGAATATAATCGACTTCCTTGAACTCCAAGACGAGTTTTGGAAAATCGGCCAGTTTGTCCGCGACATCCATGACAAGCTTGGCCGCGGGATCGCCATAATTGCCGTTCAGAAAAAGACCGGTGCAGACAACCCCAGGGGCGGGGAATTCGTGAAGGAAAAAAGCCGGCTCCATCTCGATCTTTCGAATGATCCGAATTCTGAATACCGGCACAAGCTTAAAATAAACCCTGGGAAAAACTGGCATACCGATACAAACCCGAATGGAAAATATGTAAAATTCAAGATAGTTAATGGGAACATCTTGATACCGTTCAGGGGTGTCGATGGGGCGATTAAGTGGTCCGATGATTTTTCAAGGCCGTCAGCATCTAAGACGGTGTGATGTTGACAACGATTCGATATTATGATTTGGTGATAATTGCCTAACGTCATATTGAGAGATTCTATGAACCTTAAACCAAGAAAAAGTTGCATCAGCCCGGACACTCCTTCATCTCTCGATGTAGGCGTTAGGCAGCCGGGTTACTGGTGCAACTTTTTGTTTGCTTGAGGCTTCGATATGCGCCGAGGATACGTTAAGCTGTGGAGAAAAAGCTTTGATTCTGGATTGATGAGCAACGCGAATTTGTGGCTTTTTTGGACATGGTGCCTCATGAAAGCATCGCACAAGAGAAAAACTGTTTTAGTAGGATATCAGGAAGTCCAATTAGAGCCTGGTGATTTCGTTTTTGGACGCCGTAAAGCCGCAGCCGCCTTGAATCTGTCAGAAAGATCAATTCGTACATGTATTTCCGCCCTAAAAAAGGCCGGCAGAGTGACCACCAAAACGACCAGCAAATATTCTATAATTTCTATAATAAAATGGGCGGATTACCAGCAAGACGATTGTGTAAGCGACCAGCAAAACGACCAACGAGTGACCAGCGAAACGACCAGCAAGCGACCAGCAAGCGACCAGCAAGCGACCACAAACAAGAATGTAAAGAATGTAAAGAAAGATCTATTGTCGAAAATGGTTTCGACCAATGGCACATGCCCATATGAAAAATTGGTTGAGCTTTATCACAAGTGCCTACCCAACAACCCCAAGGTGAGAGCGTTATCAAAGGCCAGGAAATCCAATATCAAGGCCCGTTGGCACGCTAAATATGAAAACCATTCCGGTGAGACCTCCAACACAATCGAATTTTGGGAGCGCCTATTCAACTATATCGCAGAATCAAGGTTCCTTACCGGACAGATAGACCCCCATGAAGGCCGCACCAGGTTCTATGCAGACATAGACTTTATTTTTAAAGAGTCCAGCTTCAATAAAATTTTCGAGGGAAAATACCACGGGTAAAAATTCAAACACAGGAGACCACGCCATGGAAAAAGTTGAAAAATTCGAACAATGGTGCATCGTTGAGCTTTTTGGGCATCAGAGGGTTGCCGGGTTCGTCACGGAGCAAACCATAGGCGGTTGCTCTTTCGTCCGCGTCGACGTTCCGGCCAAGCAACCCTACACAAGGCTTTTTGGCAACGGTGCCATTTACGGCATCACGATAACCGACGAATCCACGGCGCGCAAGGCGGCCGAGTATTTCGCACCACAGCCGATGGACCAGTGGACGGCGCAGCAATTGATAGAGGACAAGCTGGTGGACGCCGAATTTGACCCGGATTATTGTCCCGATAACGATAAAAGCAACGACGACATGCCATATTAGGAGACCACGCCATGGAAAACCAAAGCTTAAATATCAGAGTACACAACGCCGACGAATTCAGCACAAAAGAGATGCAGCTGATCCTTCAAAACAGGATTATTTTCGACAACGATGATTCGGACCTGTGCCCGAAGTGCGAAACAAACAAAAGCCCGTTTGTTATTTCCTGCACCCACGAGCCATGCCTTCAGTGCATCGAAGAGGCGTTCAGGAAGCGGGCCCCGATCTTCGTCAAGCACCTTCCCGAGATCTGGCCGGCCGACGCCGATCTGATCCATATGGCCCACGAGCTGATCAGCAAATACCACCCGGTGGCCAGCGATGCCGAGATCGCCTACATCATGCGCGCCAAGCACCAGAGCCTCAACGGAAAGATCAAGCTGGGCTCCTGCGCCAAGCAGCCGGCCAAGTCCAAGCTGCTTCACGAATGGGATTATGTCATCGAGATCGCGTGGGACATGTGGGCGCTGCTGGACAACACACAGCGCGAAGCGCTACTGCTGCATGAGATATGTCACATCGACCAGGAGGATGGCGTCTGGAAGGTCAGGATGCACGACGTTGAGGAGCACACGAAGGTGGTGCAGCGCTATGGGTTGTGGAAGCCGGACCTTCAGTATTTTGCCAGGGCCATTGCTGAATCTGAGGCGGTGAGCCATGATGAGCAGATGCCGATTGCTTTCCCTGGAACTGATTCGCTTCGCAAGGCCACCCAAAACATTGTGGACAGCATGAGCGAAGGCGACAGCATCGAGGCCGGAGGCCGGCGACTGGTGAAGCGCGATGGCAAGATGGTTGCCGACGATGGAAAATGAAAACCCTGTAAAAGCGTTCTGCTTTCGGTGCGAACACTTCGGGTTTACAGATCCGCTGCCGCCTGGTGGGTACGGTTCGAACTGGTGGTGCAAGCTGCTGAAGAAGCGGATCGCCGGAAAGGGGTGCGGCGGTGAACACTTTCGGGATGCTTATCAAAAGACGAGCATAGGAAGGGGTTGAAATGAGCACAAGAGATTTATGGCCCGTTGGAATTGAGCCAATTTACCCGCAGGGGACAAACAGCACCATGTTCACCGAGTGTTGCCAGTGCGCAATTTGCGACAATCAACCGAATTGCCCATCATGCGGTCGGCCGGTCGTTGGTCACGATTCTGGAACTATCCGGGAGCGGAATATCGCCAGGTGGAATAGCGCGACTCGGTTCTGGAAGCGCAAATGAAAATTGAGATCAGACTACCATTCCCACTCCCAACCTGGAACCAGGTCCTGGCCATGGGCCTGAGAGATCGGATGAAATGCAAAAAATTGATTCACCAGTTATCATCTCCGTGCATTGCAGACGCCACCGGCTCGCAGACCCTGACGGCATATGCGCAAAATGGGCCATTGATGCAATCGTTAAAGCGGGAATACTTGTTGACGATTCGGCCGCCTTCGTCAAGGAGGTCCGGTTCTCGCAAGAAAAAATTGCCAAAGCATTTGAAGAGGATACAATAATCACTTTGACGGAAATTGCGCCGGCCCCGCCGGGTATGCCGGCACCGCACAGATGACGCTCGGTTGAGTGGCGGCCAGGGGACGGCGAACAAAAACGGAAAGGAGGTTTTGAATGCAAATCATGGCGTAGTTGGGTAAAAAATAGATGATGAACAACGGAGCCGCCCCAGGAAACGGGGCGGCTCTTTTCGTTTCAGGCGCCTGCACGCTGGCAGCTGTTCAATATTTCATCGCCGGGCATGCAAGCGCACTTCAAGCAGGTGCACACCGTCACCTCGGCCCCGCGGTCATCGATAATGGCCCGATGGGTTGCCGGTGCTCCGCAGCACAGGCACTTTAGCTCTCCGATCGGTCCGGTCTGGTCAACCCGTTCTTTGGTCGTCACTTTTCACCTCCATGCAGCATTTTGATGATTCTGGTGTGTTCCCGCCCCCATGCTTCAGCTTCGTAACTATCGCCGCACCATGGTCCTCTGCAGCTGTTGTATAATGAGACGAATCTAAATTGAGTTTGGCCATAATCGTTTTCTCTATGTTCGATAACAAAAAACTCCTTGGGATTAATCTCCATCGTTCGCTTCCTTCCTCGGCCGCCACGCCGGCCGCTTGATGATTTTATCCAAGTCCTTGCCCTTGATCCGGTAGCCCTTCACCGTCACCCGGGCAGGGACCATGCCGGCCTTGATCTGGTTAAGGACCGTCTGCCTGGTGACGCCCTTTAATCGGGCTGCTTCTGCTGTGCTGTACTGCATTGATCCTCCTTTTCGTCTGGTCCCTTGCCGATGGCGTTTTCGATGTCGAAATACCTCAAGGCGCGATCAAAAGCGTCGGCCCTTACCTCTTCCGGGCACTGGGGATATGGGCAGCTTGTCATGGTGTTTCCTCCTTGATTGATTTGTAGGCGATAACGCCTTTTTCCGTCAGGCGGATGCAATTTCCCGCCGTCATAACCAAGCCCATGCGCTTCAGGACTATTTTGCAATAGACTCGGATGGTGAGTCTGGGCCAGATGCTCAGGTCATGGCGCCGGCCGGTTCTGATCTCGTCCAGGGTGGCCCGGGTGTCGGATGGGCGGTGGACGGGGGACCATACTCCCTCAGCAATATTGGTTATGATCTTTTTCTGCAGGCCGGTAAGCGGTATCATCTGGCTTCCTCCCATGCTTGGGGTTAATCGATCATGAAGTTGAGGGTTTCGACCACGGAGCATGCCGCGCCTGCGATGGCATCGCACACGACGAGGATCACTATGGCCAGGAAGCAAGTCGGGATTGCGATTGCGACGAGGGCCGTTTTGCGTATTTTTTTGATCATGGATTATCTCCTTACCCAGTCATAACCAGTTTTTCATAAAATTTATTTTGGATGCGAACGTCACGCCAGCATGTCCTAAAAATTCAATGAGCTGGTTGGTTTGCCAATGGGTTTTAAGCCATATTTCACGCCGGGCGATGAACACTTCATGGGATTCACCCGGCGCTATCCTTGGCTCCATGCTTGATTCTTTCGCATGCCATACTTTAAGTAGTAACATTCCCATCGGCCTCATGATGACTACCTCCTACCATGCCCAAGAGGCAACGATGCTGCCGAAAACATTGCTCATGTTCCTGGGGATTCCAAGCTGCCAACCAGCAGCTCCCTCCGCTGGCAAAATTTCGCTCTGCTCGTGTGGGGCCAAGTATTGATATCCAATACCAATACCAATGGATAGACGGTCCCAAGTGTGCTTGAAATTGAGCTCCGTTTCAATTGCGGCCGTTGGATCATACTCAATGTTGACCACAGGCCAGCAGTCCCGCGTCATTCCGATTTCGTTATTGAGGAGGTAGCTATAGGCCTCGTGGCCGCTGCCTTCCCGTAGCTTAAACCCTGTGAATGCAACGCCAATTTGACCGGATAGGGAAAGCTTTGTATGGGGCTTGTCGTACAGGTATACTCTTCCACCGAAACCGCCGATGGCTGTCTCCAATGCCCCCATGAGCTGTCCGCCATAAATGAAATCGGCTTTTGAATACGACCCGCCGATGAACCAATTCTCGTTGAAATAGTATTTGCCTGAGACGCTGAGTGTTGGCTCAATGTGCTCCGATGTGTAGACCCGGAATGTTGGGGCGATTTCAAGCTCTCCGGCCTCGGCCGGGCTGTAGGCGACCAGGATCAGCCACACCATAGCGCCGAAAAATAGGACTGCCAAAATTTCCAATATGATGTCTACCAGTTCGCTCTTTCCTTTTTCCATTTGCTTGCTCCTTGTTTAGGTTGTTGTGTTTTTGCCGACCTCCCGCCCGAAGGCGGGAACGCACAGGGCTTAACGGCACCCTGCTTGTTATTGGTATTCGCATTTAGCCGCCGCGTACCCAGCCATAAAAGCCCTGAACGCTTGGTTTACGGCTCCATTCGCATAGAAAGAAAAGGATGAAGAAGTGTCCTTGGTGAAATCGCTCGGGACATATCCGAATGAACCAGCATCTACGGATTTTTCAAAACTATGCTGAACGTCGTAAAATTCTTTCGTCCCTCGTTGCATGATGCCCTCCTTGTTGAGTGTTTAGCCGATTAGGTGGCCACCACCTGGGCGATGGCCAACCAATGGGCTAAACGGCGTACCGCCTGTTAGGTTACCAGTTTTGCGTATAGCGAAGAGCCCTTGTTGCAGCAAACCCCATATCTGCTGCTGTGTGGAGTTCTTGGCTCCCAAGCCTTATGGCGTCTGCCCTTACTAATCCGGTGGCGTATTTGACCCATGATTCTTGGGTAACTTCCGGCAACAGTCCTTCGTCTTGCTGCGCCATTTCCCATGCAGCGTTGATGTTTCCTTGTTTGAAAAGCTCCATTGCATTGAGGTGCGTTCTTTTCATTTTTGTTCGCTCCTTGTTTGATTGTTTAACTCACCCTAACACCGTCTAAAAACATTGTCAAGGGAAAACTTATAAAAAATAAAGATTGACGTAAAATAAAATCGGCGTTATTGATTTAATCAACTCACGAATGGCTCTCACCGGCCGAAAGTCGAGAACAGCATGCCGAAATTCCTCAATCCGAAGCAACAATCCAAATCAAATAAATGCGCCCCAGGTGCGTCGAGGAATCGCACCGTGCAGCCTGGTGAACTGCGGGGCGCATTTTCTTTTCCGTTAGGCTACCCGATACCACAGGATGATGGTGGTTATCTGATCGATGTGAGTTGCCCGGCAGGCGAGGTGTTTTTTGATGGTTTCAAGAAGTGCCACTATAAGTCTGTGCCTTACGCGAAAACGATCCGTATCCCGACAAAAAAGGAGCATGCACAAATGGAGCATAAAACAGATTCCCACGACGATGAAGTGTTCATAAGGACGAAAGACGGCGAATGGTATGTCTGCGAGCTGCGCGGTGCTGTGTTCGTCACGTGGGTGACCAGGTCCAACCGCGATAAAGCCCTTCCGTTTCCGCGGAAAGATTCCAAGCGATGGATTGATCTTGTATCTGGCATGTCTGGCATGGACGTTGAGGCCGTCCCCCATTCAAATGCAGACGAAATCAAACCATGCCCGTTCTGTGGATCACGGGCAGTCGGATACCGCGATATCGGCGGTGAGATGGAGATGGATGAGTTTATCGTTGTTGCTTTTTGCGGGGCATGTGGGGCGCAAGGTCCGCACTCATTCACAAAGATAGGCGCCAAAGAGAAGTGGGATAAGCTGTCGAGATGAGCAAGCGCCATCCACTCGCCAAGCTGACCCCAACGGTCAAGACCATCCGACTCGACACCGTGTCGTCACCATCAACCCAGCGCATCACAGGCCGGGAGCTGCAGCGCATCAGGCGCCGGATATTGTTGAGGGATGAGCATACCTGCCAGCGGTGCCGGCATGTGTTCAGGGCCAGCAAGCTTGAGGTTGATCATGTTGTGCCGTTGCATTTGGATGGGGCTGAGGCTGACTATAACCGGCAGACGCTGTGCGTCTCTTGCCATAGCATCAAGACTGAGGTGGAGAAGGGCAGGAGGGGCGGCAATGGCAATTAGATACAGGACAAAAGATGGTGATGTGAAGCTTATGGTTTCGATGATGGATCAGTATGTCATGGACATCAGGAAAACGATTGACGACATCCGAGGCCTCGCCGTGCTGGTCGAAGATGTTGATAGCTTAGACTGCCTGCATAGGCTGATGGCCTTCGCCGATAGGATCGAGACGCTTATTGATGAGTGGAAGGCGTATCCAAACGTGCACACAGGGGGAGGGCCGGTCGTATCTTAACCAACTCGCCATATGGGAAGC